GATAACTCCCGTGTGCATTGCAGAGACTGGCACAATACTCACACTAATATATAGGTTAAGCATTGTAATTTGAGTCTGGCTCCAATGCAATAAAGTATTCTAGATCGATGTCTGTATTGACAAAGTTAGAAATACCTTTTGATGATACTGCAACCCTGTAGTTCCCATCAAGGACTTTAAGGTTTTCAATTTTGAAGTTCATCGTATAAGTAGAACCATTTCCTTCACCTACGATTCTTGAGAATGTATTTGATGTAGGATTCTTCTTATCAGTAACATCTAGTTTGATTACATTACCATCACTAGATAATACTAGATCATTTACACCTAGAACACTTGCAGCTTTCTGTAACTCAGAAAGAAGTGTTGATGATATCTCAATGTTGATTTCTGCCTCAGGCATTGTAATCATTTTATCAGGTGCAACAACCATACCTTCACTTGCATAGAAATATGCAAGACTTGAATTCTCATCTGCAACTGTTAGACTTGCATCACCAAATTGAAAATCGGGATCAGTCATTAACGATGTTGCACCTAAGAACTCAGGCAAGTTATATATACTAAAATCTTGAGGGAACGATTCATCTACCGTTGCCACTGCAAGAATATTCTTCATGTTAGAGATAGTCTCCAACTTGTTACCACTCTTAACTCTAATACCTGAGTTAATAGTTGAGAAATTTTTTAAGACATTCCTCGTATCTGTACTAATTTTCATCACTTCCAGCCTCCTTTATGTGTGTGTCGTGATTATATAAAGCAAGGAACCCGTAGTGTATAACTTTAAACAAGTCTGCACGATTGTATCCATCCTTCTTACCATACCTTTGAGCATACTTAAGGATGTTACCGATACAGAATCCCTCTCCGTGTCCACCATCCATGATAAACTCAGTTGCCTGAAACTTATCCTTAGAATAGTGTAGATCATATGTTTTATCTACATAAGAAGAGAACTCCTTGAGGAGTTCCTTCTCGTTGTATTTGTAGTTGATTTCTGACATACCTACTATTTTACTATTAGTAGTCTGAATCGTCAACAGGGTTTTCAGAAGTTTCTTCTTCTGATTCCTCAAGGTTAACACCAGCGTCAACCTTGGTGTAGAGATCAAGGATTGAATTCCTAGTCTCTTCATCGAATCTTGAAATGCACATTTCAATAGACTTGATTTTGTCTTTGAACATTCTGTATGCATTCACAATGTGAACCAACCTTCTAGTAGTGATGACATCATCGATACCACCTTCGTAGAAAGTCTTTCTGATTACATCAGCCCAGTCAACAAGTTTGTCACAGAAATCTTGATCGACTTCACCAGTCAGACCCATTTCTTTTGAAAGAATCATTCTCTCAGTTTTCACTGGAGGATATTCTTGTTGCATTGTGATTGCAAACCTTTCCAACATGGCTTCGTTCATGATTTGAGTTCCGATGAACTTCCCATCTTCCGAACCTTGTCCTTTAGTGTTTGCAGTAGCAAGGATAGTGAACCCTTCTTTAGGAGTCACCCACTCACCAGTTTTCTTGATTAGGTAACCTTTACCTTCAAGAACTGATTGTAAACACATCAACTTGTTAGAACCCAAGTCAACTTCATCAAGAAGAAGGACAGCTCCTTTTCTCATTGCTTTGACAACAGGGCCTTCCCTGAATATGATGTTACCATTTTCTAGAGAATGTCCACCCATCAAATCATCCTCATCAGTTTCGATGGTGATGTTGACCCTGTAGAGTTCTCTCTTCAATTGGGCACAAACCTGTTCGATCATAAGAGTCTTACCATTTCCTGAAAGACCAGTTACGAAAACTGGAAAGAAAATTTTAGACTTGATTATGTTCTTGACATCTTTGAAATGTCCAAATGGAACATAGTTTGACATCTTCTCAGGAATGATCTTGACTTGTTCATCAAGTAAATTCACAGAAGCAGTTGCAGCTGCAACAGGCATGTTCGAAGGAACAGCTGCTGGAACTGGTGCAACCTTCACTGGAGATTCACCACCGTGGGAATACCCACCGTTGTATCCTGAGATAACCTGTTCAAGGTTGAAGATAACCCCACCTTCGGGATTCTGTTCCTTGAATGGGAACCTAGAGGACTTGATCCAGTATGGTAGATAACCATCCAGTGCCTCTTTGATCTCCGCCCTTGTAAAGGCAGTCTTGTTTGGATACGATTTAATGAGGGTATCCAACACCTCACCCTTATCGGGAGTAATGGCAAAGTCCTTACCATTTACTTTCACAGATTTTTCCATATAGTCTCCTTTTTCATCAATCTATAAGTATATGCTATCAAAAAGCCAGGGGCATTGTCAAGGCCTTTATTTGAGAGGTTCAAGTAATCTCCCTAGTTTTTTGACACATTTTATCTCACCTTTTGCATTCTTCTCAGTCAAATACTTCTCACCATTATTGACCCAAGCTCTGAATGCAAAACATTCAACTCTCTCTTCTTTACACAATTCGAACCTATCACAATTGTGAAAGACACATGGGGATGGCCCAACATCATTGATCGCGTCAGCGAACTTGCTGAGATCGTGAGTCGGAATCCTCTCGTAGTAGGCATCGTCAACTCTAAGATGTGGCATTGAAAGTCTCCGACCAAGCCATGAATACTTGCTTTGCTTGTTCTTTAGTCAAGTCCATGTTTTCTTCTAACCATTTGGGAGCCCCAAACATATTCATTTTTCCCGATTCCCTAATGTTGTCAAGAACCCAAAAGAATTCTTCGACATCAAAAGTATCATCGTTTACTTTTATTTCAGCCATTATGCTATCTCCTTTATAAACTCATTAGTCAAGAATCTTGAAGTGCTTTTTGCATTCTGATTCTTTTTGAACCTCGATAGGATTGTCGCTTTCTTTGCACCTATCAATTCATCATCCAAACTCTCAGTACCATCGGTTCCAAGATTAGATGCAGAAGTCAAGAACAGTTTGTTGTATCCATGAACTTTGATTACAACACCCTCTTTTCTAGCTTTAGTCCACATTGTTTGGATTGTACCATCATGGTCGTAAGTGTTTTCAATCTCACCACATGATTGTAGTAAAGAGATCATATCACCTTTTCTACCACAAACAAAGTAACCTGTAACAGTCACACCAGTAGTTTTAGATACCCAGTCTAGAAGGTTCTGAGTCTTCTTGAAATCGTTTCTGTAGTATCTTCTCTCTTTGACTTCGTAAGGATAAACTCTTCCATTGATAGGGTCAATGATGTCTCTCTCTTGAGAGAAGTCCCAGCTGTCCCCATCACCCATTTGTTCTCTTTGTTCTGCTCTCTCTTCATCGTTCAAGTTAAGAATGTCAGCTGAGTGAGAAAACCCATCAGTGATAACTGTCAAAATTGATTTCTCAATCCCGTAAGCTTTGTTGAACTTAGGAAGTAATCCTCTCATTGCAACCAGTGTAGTATCCAGTGGAGTTCCACCCAAGCTGTACTTTGAAGTTGGATACACATCCGTAGGCATGTCGATCCATCCATACTGGTCAGGGTCAATGAACTCACAACCTTCGAACCAGTTGTTCCATCCTTCAAGTTTCTTTGCAAACTTTCCACCTCTTCCATATCTGATGTTGTCAGTCATGTAGTGGTTGTAAAGAACAGACATGTTTAAGAACATTTCTTTGTATTCTTTTGAATTCATTTCGTTAGAGAAAATCTCAACGAGGTATCCACTTCTGTCTCTCCAGTATTGAGTAGTTGAATCAACCTCTACTGGCTTCTTAGAAATGTTGTCTGAGAAGAGATACACTCTGTGAGGAATGTTAACTTTTCTGCAGAACATTGTAAGAATGAAAGTCTGCTCTAGTAAGTCTTGAACTTCGTTGCAGATAGAACCACTCCAGTCCAACATGATGTTGACACCATGGTTCTTACCATCAGGAAGATAAGTAACTCTTTTGAAAACATCATCCACGATCTGATACTTTGCAAGTCTGTTCATATCCAACTTACCAGTCTTACCAGTGAATGCATATCTTGAATTCAATGCAGTCTGTCTCATTTCAAATTCTTTTGCCATGTGATTGATAATGGCTTTGTTCTTTGACTCTAGTTTTTTGAAAGTGTGAAGACCTCTTTTCTTAGTAGAATCAATTCTACTTGCATAGTAGGAATCTTTAAGAGCTTGTTCGTAGTATTCACTCCAGTCTTCTAGAACCAGTTTGTAATCATAAAGAGTGTCAGTAACAAAATCTGAGAACCCTTTTTCTTTCAGGTTGATTTGAGTTCTTACAACATTTGTTTCTGAAATGAATTGTTCTTCGTTGTTATGTGCATTGTGTTCTGTGATAGACTCTCTTGCACCATCTTCATCATCATACTGTTCAGGAGTACCTTGATTAGAAACACCACCTGTTTCTTTTCTCTCTTCCTCTTCAGCTTCTTCTTCTGATTCTTCTTCCTCAGTTTCTTGACCACTTCCAGTAGTCTCAGGAACTTCGGGAAGATTGTCTTCTTCTTCCTCTTCTGAATCTTCGTAAGACTCTTCCCAAGACTCACCTTCTTGTTCTTCTTCTTCACCATCCTCATCTTCTTCATCGTCACCGATGTCAAACATTTGAGGAACTAACTGTTCATCTTGTTCTGTTCTTGTTTCGTTTTCTTTTGACCACTCATAGATTGCAGTTGCACATTCTTCAACCTCTTCCCAAGTCTCACACTTCATTGCCCAGTCCAAGAAGAATTGTTCTTCTTTAGTAAGCTTGATGTTGATCCTAGAACCACACTTAGTGATTAGGTTGATCTTGTCGATCAAAGAAAGTTCTTGAAGGTTCTTACCTTTGACACCAAAGAAGTCCATTTCCATCAACTCATTGTATGCAGTGAAGAAAGACTTCCTCAATCCTTGATATTTGTTTCTGATGTTTCTCTCAATTCTGACATCCTCAATAACATTGAGATATCCTTTAAGAGTTTTGTTCTTAGTGACTGCAGAGTGAACACCTTCATATGGAGTCCATAATGCATGACCAACTTCATGACCCATGAATAGGTCATAGAGTTCAGGTGAAATGTCTTCCTTGAAAATAGGGCAACATAGTAACCTGTTCTTAAGATCGAAGTATGCAGTAGGAGTTTTCCTATGCACAACTGTAAGGTTTTCCCCCGCCATCAATCTTGCAAGGTTGTCTTTTTGTGTTCTGATTTTTGATTCCATATGTATATTCTACTAAAAAAGCTAAGGCATTGTCAAGGCCTGTGTAAGTTATTGATTTTATTACCCGTGAGGGCCAGGCATTGACATTGCATCATCAAAAAGTTGATCGATTAATACAGTTCTTGCATAATCT